GTCAGACGGATTTAACCCGCAGCTTGTGGTATGTGATGAAATGGCAGCATGGAGCGGGGACGCTGGACTAAAGCAGTATGAGGTTATGAAATCCGCTTTAGGCGCACGTACTCAACCTATGATATTGAGCATAAGTACTGCCGGATACATCAACGACAGTATTTATGATGAACTAATGAAACGTAGCACAAGTTTCTTGAAAGGAAACAGCAAAGAGCGCAGGCTATTACCATTCCTTTACATGATTGATGATGTGGAGAAGTGGAACGACATAGACGAACTGAAAAAGGCTAACCCTAACATGGGCGTATCCGTAAAAGAAAGTTTCTTTATGGACGAGATAGCCGTAGCAGAGGGCAGCTTAAGTAAAAAAGCAGAGTTCCTTACAAAGTATTGCAATATCAAGCAGAACAGCTCTATTGCATGGCTGGAATATCAGACAGTAGAGAACGCCGGAGCAGAAAAGACCTTAGAGGACTTTAGGGACTGCTACGCAGTGGGCGGTATTGACTTAAGCCAGACAACGGACTTAACGGCAGCCAGTGTGGTTATTCAGAAAGACGGCACACTGTATGCGTTTACGCAGTTCTTTATGCCACGGGGCAGGCTGGAATACCTACAGGCTACGGACGGCGTGCCGTATGACATATTTGTTAAAAAGGGGCTGATAACCTTAAGCGGCGAGAATTACGTAGACTACCACGACGTTTACGACTGGTTTACTATGTTACTGGAAGATTACGGCATACGACCTTTGAAAATTGGCTACGACAGATACAGCGCCCAGTACCTTATTACCGATATGGCAAATTATGGTTTTCACATGGACGACGTTTACCAAGGCGAAAACCTTACACCAGTTATAAGGGAGTTTGAGGGCATCATAAAAGACGGCGATTTTAAGATAGCCGACAACAATTTACTAAAGACACATTTCTTAAATGTTGCGCTTAAGCACAACATGGAAACAAGAAAATTCAGACCTATAAAAATCGAGCAGCGGGCGCATATCGACGGCTTTGTATCTGTCATAGATGCAATGACCGTGCGACAGAAATACTGGGAAGAGTGCGGCGAGCTGCTTAAAAATGCCGCATAGAAAGGAGAGTAAACGGCATGAAATTTTTAGATTATCTTTTTCATGGTAAAGAGCTGCGATATATCGACAGCTATTTTAAAATGCTGAACGGATACAGCCCGACGTTTACCAGTTATAACGGCGGCGTATATGAAATGGATTTAACCAGAACGGCAGTAAACAGCTTTGCGACACATTGCAGTAAACTTAAGCCGGAGATTGAGGGTAGCGCACTTAAGTCACTGGAAAAGACACTACAGCATAAGCCCAACTATTTTATGGACACAACAAAATTTATTAAGCGTCTGGCAACGTATGTAGCGGTGGAACACACCGCTTTTATCATACCTACCGAGGACGAGTACGGGCGGCTTTGTGGCTGGTATCCATTGAGGGCGCAACGCTGCGAAGTCGTAGAGGCAGCAGGGCAGGTGTATTTACGGTATCTGTTTGCA